CGAACGTGGCACTTCTAGTGAACGTGGCACTTCTAATGAACCTGGCGCTTCTAGCGCTGAAACGAGTTTCGATGGAAAGGCAGAATTGCTTGCATTCTGCAAAGCCAATCCTTTGCTCTTCCCTGATGAACGCAGCAGCATGAAAGCAGGTAAGGCAGCCCTTGAGAATGTTGGCCTCTCCAAAGGCGACGACATCAAGGACAACGCAATGTTTGCCAATGTTGTCTCAACTCTTGTCACAACATGGGCTAAGGACAATGGCGTGAAGTTCTCGAAAGAAGAAACTTCCTCCACCATTGAAAAAATCCGTTCGTCTTGTGATGACGGAGCAAAAGGCGCCATTGAAGCCGTGATGGAAGTTGTGGCGTCAAAAAAGTAGACGTGGCTGCTGCAGTGCTCGCAATGAAATTTGCGGGCACTGTTATTGAATACGACGGAAGTATTTAATAGAGCTATGGCCTGTCTTGATCTTTGTTTAGAGTCCCTCATGCCTTCCTTTGAACATTACGAACCAAATCGCATTGCCTTGAATGGCAAACGTCATTATCAGTGCAATGGATTTCCAAATGTACCAGAAGGCATGCTTCTTCCTTCTGTGACAACAGTATTATCCTCCATGGCGCCAGTGTCAAAAATCATGGCATTAATGAATTGGCGAAAACGAGTGGGGCCAGATGAAGCCAATCGTCGCACAAGACTTGCTGCAAATCGTGGAACTTGGCTTCATACAGTTATTGAAGATTGGTTCAATGGAGAAGACATTGAACATCATCTCGATAGTGCCCCTGATTGGCGTCCTTACTACGATGCTGCCCTGCCCTTTCTTGACACCATTGAATCACCAGTGTTAGTCGAAAGCGCTGTTGCATGGTGGCAGGAAGAAGAAGCTATTGGCTATTCAGGCACGTTAGATATGTTGGCTCAAATGAGCAATGGAACAGTCGCATTGGTGGATTGGAAAACAAGCTTCAAAGTGAAGCCTGATTATCAACTGGCAGATTACAAACGGCAACTTGGGGCTTATTCCATGGCAGCGCAACAAATGTTTGACATTCCCATTGAAGAAGCTTGGTGCGTGATTGCTTGCTACGACCCAGAACAAGACGAAAGCGAGCCGGACCTTCAACTTGTCCACCTCGACGCCTTTGAGCTGTTCAGCCAGCAAGGCATCATGATCGACACTGTGAAGAGATATTTCGTGGATCATTATCCTGGCAGCAAGGCATTTGCTCTGACCATGGACAGGGGCTGACAACAGCGCTTATAGCTGGTAAGATATGGGTGCCCAACAGGGCTCCATTACTCCACAGGAGAAACACCATGGCCAATAGGCCCCCAATCACTGCCGCCATCGATCTCACACCCGATGTGCTCAACGCCCTCAAGCAAGCAGGCCCCAATGATCGCGGTAACTACAGTCTCGATATGGCTGTATGGCCCAACACTAAGCGCTCCTCTGATCGTGCTCCCAATTTCACTGGTAGCGTGAAAGTTAAGGGCGCTGATCGCGAAGCGCCGAAAGGCTATGCTTCCGTCTGGCAGAACGAACAAGAAGACGTTTTCTGATCAGGAGGAGAGGGGACTTACGGCCCCTTTTAAAACTATGGAATTCCTTGACTATCAAACCGAATCACGTCGCACTGCCATCTATCCCGATGCAGGCAACAACATGGCCTATCCCGTGCTTGGCCTTTGTGGTGAAGCAGGGGAAGTGGCGGAGAAAGTGAAGAAAGTAATGCGCGATAAAGGCGGTTACTTTGATCACGAAAGCCGAGCCGCAATCAAGAAAGAACTTGGTGATGTGTTGTGGTACGTTGCCCAAATCGCATCGGAACTCAACTTCGATATGAATGAAGTTGCTCAGTCCAATCTTGATAAGCTTCATGATCGCATGAAGCGCGGTAAGATTAAGGGCGATGGAGATAATCGTTAGGATAGTGCTAATTGCATTGTCCTCGTGAGTGCTCTAGAAGATCAGTTTCTCAAGCTTTGGAAATCAAAGTATCGCTCCATTCCATTGGAACGTGAATACAGCGACATCGAAGCATGGGAAACTGACTATCTAGAACGCAAAAAAGCTAAGCCTCGTTCACGTCGTTATCGTTTAGATTTTGCTCACCCCGAAACTCGCACTGGCATTGAAATTCAAGGCGCTGTTTATTCAGGCGGTCGTCATGTTCGTGGTAGTGGTTACGAGCGTGATTGCCGTAAATACAACATTGCTTACACCAGTGGTTGGACGATTTTCCTCCTCACTTCTGCCATGGCCAAAGACGCCACTTGGCACGCGATGATTGCTTCCCATATTGCTTCTCGATCAACTCAGCAGCCTCCGCAACAATAGCTTCTGCCGCTTGGAGATCATTATCACGTTGCGCTAAAGCTTGACGCAATTGAATGTTCTCTAGGATCAATGATTGACTAGCGGTTTGAATGCCACTCCAGCCAACGAGAAGATTCGTGGCAACTTCCTTAAGGCTTTTGATATTGTCGCATTCCTCAATTGCTTTCTTGTGGACTGTCAACGCAAACTCGCGTTCAGTTGAATGTTCAAATGGTCCCATAGCAGCAACAACGCTCTTTCCATTGTAATCTCTTAGTTCAACTGGCAGTACGAATTGCATAATTTTTTGTGTCGTATTTCCTCCATGGTAGGAACTACTGCAAGAAAACTATGGAAGGAAAGCCGAAAAAGCTTGTTACGGCTAGCCGCATGCAGTATGATGAGGCAGCGATTCTCTTTCCATGGCGGGTTTTGTTGATCCATTGAACGACGGCCAAAGCAAGCTTTTGCTAGTTGATTCAATGGGAAACAGTCTTTCAGTTGTTAATGACGCGAGGCAATCATTCGATGCAAACAGCGAAAGCTTTTCAGATCGTGATCGTAAGCTTCTTAATTACCTGGCTAAGCATAAGCACACTTCTCCTTTTCGGGGCGTGGTCTTCAAATGGTATGTGAAGACTCCATTGTTTGTAGCAAGGCAATGGTGGAAGCATGTTGTGGCATCATCGTATGTTGATGAGCAACTGGGTTGGAACGAAAAAAGCTTCAGGTATTGCTCGGCTGAGGAAGTTGAGTTCTATATGCCTGGTCAGTTCTTTCAGCAATCGGAAAATAACCGTCAAGCTTCTGGAGGGCCTGTAGGAACACGCACGCAGCAACTGGCCTCCAATGTCTATCTCGACACCATTGACACGGCTCGCAACGCCTACAGGGAGCTTCTGGCGATGGGGATCAGCAAAGAGCAAGCGCGTGGCATTTTGCCAACGTGCATGTACGTCAGCTTCATCTGGACTTGCAGCCTTCAAGCGCTGCTGCATTTCATTTCTCTGCGGCGCGGAGAAGGGGCTCAGAGTGAGATCAGGGCCTATGCTGATGCCTTGCTCCAGTTAGGCCGTCCCGTGGCTCCTGAAGCCTTCCAGGCTTTTGAAAACAACAACTACGATTTCTGATCATGGATCCAGTCAACCATCCCTCTCACTATCAAGGCTCAAACGGCATTGAAACTATTGAATGCATTGAAGCTGCAATGAGCAAAGAAGCCTTTAAGGGCTACGTTCAAGGCAACGTCATTAAATATGTTATGCGTTATGAACGCAAAAATGGCATTGAAGATCTTTATAAAGCGCAATGGTATCTCAATCGTTTAATTGACATTGTTGAAACAACGGAAGGCAATGGAGAATGCAAAGACGGATTCTGTCCAATGCCTAACGTAAGGCACGGTGCTCCCACCGCTATGTTTGCGCCAGTAAATTAAGCCATTTGCGACAAAGGCGGCCAACGCATGGCCGCCCCTGTAATATCACGATCATAAATAGGCGCCGCTCGCTGCAATGCTTCCATCCATTCCTCCCACGATGAAATTTCAGTGTGGGCACTTACGAAGCTATTGGCATAAATCCAAGACAAAAAGATTTCTTCGCGTTCAGCAGTCCAGAATCGCTGAGGACGCCACCATTCAAAAACAGGCTGACTGCTCTTCGCTCCATTGCATTTTTGACAAGCAGGAACGAGGTTCCATCGCGCATAATGTGGTCCGCTCTTGCTTTTAGGAACCACATGATCAAGCGTTAGCTTTTCGTGCCATTTCCCGCAATAAGCGCATGCTGGTTGCCCTAAAGGACCACGCAATGGATATTCATTGAAGATTGCTTTTCTGAAACAACGCTTAGCTTCACCGGGACGCAATACAGACAGAGAATAGAGAAGATCTTCTGGTCCATTACGTTTCCCCATAGCCTTTTTATTCAATTGGCTCCCCTAAAGCCTAGCCTCAAATCCTGCATATTGTGACACTTCAGGAAGCAATGGAGAAGAAATAGAATGAAGAAAAGAAAGCTATTTCACCATGAAACCTTGGCAAGAAAAGCTTGCTGATTTGGCCGTGACACTAACTGCAGGCATGCTTCTTGCTACTGGAAGTATGTTAGTTTTTGTTGGCAATCAGCAATCTCGTATCACTCTTCAAGTTGAAAACATCACGGAAAAGCTTGATGTTTTGACTGAAAACATGAAGAGCCTAGAAACTCGCGTGCGTTCTTTGGAAATTGGACGCTAGGCTAATAACAAACCAATTCGTATTCATCATGACTGCTGCTGAATGGTTTATTATTGGCGCCATTGTTGTTGGCGCTGCTGAACACATCATTGCCGTTAGCCCTCTCAAGGAAAACTCTACGGTGCAACTGGTGCTCACCATCCTTAAGCGCATCTTTCCTAAGCGCTGATCATGGTTGCCAATACCTGGGAAGGTATTAGCTTCTGCGCCGAAAGCGTAGGGGCTAAATTTCCTGAACTTGTTGCATCGCAATGGGCTCTTGAGAGCAGTTTTGGTAAACACACGGCTGCCACTCATAATTACTTCGGTCTCAAGGGAGGCGGAGGC